ACCGCAGCACTGGCAGGTAATATATCCGCTGCCCTTGACCATATCATCCTGATCAAACTCATAAACCGTTCCGGCAGTCGTTGTGATCCTGCCGGTCCAGTAATATTTTCTTGTATTTGCCTTCACCGCTTCAAGGAAGGCATTGCTCACTGGATACATAGCCGCCCTCCTTAAAACTCTTTCAGTGTGAAGGACACCTCCCACAAGCTTCCATAGCTTGTATCGCTGACCAGCTTCACCTGATACCCGTCAATATACATCTGCGAGTTAACGATGTTCATGGTCTCCGTGTCCAAATATCCCACGGTAATACTTGCCAGCTTCTTATACGCTGAAAACTTATTCAGCCATTTCTTCGATACCCGGAAGGAAACCGCAATCTCCACCACGCCCTCACGGACAACATCCCTCTGGGTGGTACCGGCTTCCGTCACGCCACCGCTGTCCGCCTCTACATCCGATAAACTCACAGAATAAGAGGCAGGCTTCGGAATATTCTCATTATTGAAAATCAGATACTGCAAATGAGCCATCTTATCTGCCTCCACTTCTTAAGTTCATTCTCTGCTGTGCATTCACGATCACCTCATCAAGCAGCGTTCCTCCAAGATAAACCGGGATCACGATATCGCCGCTCTGCCAGGACATCCCCTGTACCGCTTCCCGGATTGCCGAAACGATGCTCTGCCTGGATTCAGCACCGGAAGCCGTCACACCGCCTACACCCGCAAATGCCGGAGTAACACTCGGATTCAGGATCATGTCAGATGAAACATCATCCATCGCCTTCGTGATCATTCCCCTGCTCTTCTCAATACCGGAAGCCAAACCCTTCATGAAGTCCGGCATCCACTTCTCATAATCCGTAAGCGGTCCTTCATCCGGCACGGAGAAATGCAGAAAGCTCTTGATCTTATCTGCCACCGATGAAACAGCATCGCCTACGGCACTGATACAGGACTTGATACCGTTCACGATACCCATGATCAGATCCTTGCCCCAGTTAAACGCCTGAGACGCCAAGCCCGTAATATGATCCTTCACATTCGCAAATCCGCTCTTTACCGCATTAAACACGTTGCTCATAGCTGTTTTCACTGCGGAAGTCACGTTATTCCACAAATTCGTAACCGCTGTTTTTATCGCATTTCCTACGGAAGTCACGGTATTTTTTATATTGTTCCACGCCGTCGTGACCACATTTTTTATGGCATTTACAGCCGTGGTAATCACGTTCTTTATGCCATTCCAGATATTCGTAAAGAAATTCGATATCGCCGTCCAGACCGTCGAGACCGTTGAACTGATCGCATTCCACGCCGTCGTCAGGAATGTGCTGATTGCCGTAACCACCGTGGTCACAACGTTCTTAATACCATTCCAGATAGTTGTGAAGAATGTTGATATCGCATTCCATACCGTAGTTGCCACGGTTTTGATTGTATTCCACGCCGTTGTCAGAAACGCCGATATGGCATTTACTACCGTCGTGAAAATGGTTTTTATCCCGTTCCAGATCGTGGTAAAGAAGGTCGATATCGCATTCCAAATCGTTTTTATCACGGTGAAATACGCCGTGAAATACATGGTGATAAGCGTTTTTATCACTTCCAGCACGGTAAAGAAGATATTCTTGATCCCTTCCCACAGCCCGGTGAAGAAATCCTTAATCCCGTTCCATACCGTTTCGGCAACTGACTTGATAGCTTCCCACGCCGCCGTAAAGAAATCCTTCAAAGCCTCCCATACCGCAACGGCAATCTCCTTGATGCCTTCCCAAAGGTCGATCCAGAACTGCCGGAACTCTTCACAGTTATTCCAGAGATAGATAAACGCCGCCACCAAAGCCACAATCGCCGCAATAATGATCACATAAGGATTTGCGGCACAAACAGCATTAAAAGCTGCAAACACTCCCTTCGCCGCATTGATGATTCCGGCCAGCTTCGGAACAATCGTCATGATCGTACCGATTGCCGATATCACCTTACCCACAATGATCAATATCGGACCGACCGCCGCAGCCACAAGAGCCACCGTCACAATCACTTTTCTGGTTCCCTCATCCATAGAGTTAAGCCAGTCCACGAACTTCTGTATCCATCCTACAATGGTTCTGATCGCAGGCATCAGCATTTCCCCGAACGAGATAGCCAACTCCTGCAGCTGTGATTTCAGGATTGTCAGCTGTCCGGCAAGATTATCCTGCATGGTCTCGGCCATGTTCGCCGCTGTACCGTCACAATTTGCTATGGCATTAGACAGTTTTGCGATATCACCTTCGCCGGCATTCATGAGCGCCAAAAATCCTGACATCGCATTCTTACCGACCAATGATTCAGCTGCCGCAGCCTTTTCCGATTCCGATAATCCCGAAAATGCCGTCCGGCAATCAGCCAGTATATCACTAAGGTCTCTCATGGATCCGTCGGCATTTGTAGTTGCTACCGTCACCTCTCCGATGGAAGATCCACAAATCTTCACTTCCCCGGACAGGTTATTCATGATGGTTCTGAGCGCGGTACCTGCCTGAGATGACTTGATACCGGCATTTGCCATAAGTCCGATAGCTTCAGCCGTATCCTCTGCCGAAAATCCCAAAGCACCTGCAATAGGCGCACAATACTTGAAGGTCTCGCCCATCATGGAAACATTCGTATTTGCATTGCTGGATGCCGCCGCCAAAATATCTGCAAAGTGTCCGCTGTCAGCCGCCGTAAGACCGAATGCCGTCAGCGCATCCGTCACGATATCGGAGGTGGTCGCCAGATCCTCGCCGGAAGCCGCCGCAAGGTTCATGACACCCTCGATACCGGAAAGCATATCCTCTGTTTTCCAGCCCGCCATCGCCATGTAATTCATGGCTTCAGCCGCCTCGGATGCAGAAAACTTGGTCTTTGCTCCCATCTCACGGGCTTTGTCCCTCAGCCTGTCCAGATCGGATCCCGTTGCACCGGATACCGCCGCTACCTGACTCATGGCGGTATCAAAATCCGCTGCCGTCTTTACTGCTGCCGTACCAAGCCCTACAACCCCGGCAGTCACCGGTAAAAGCTTTGTTCCGACATTACTGATATTCTCACCAACAGTCTTCAGCTTCTCACCCTTTGCGGCGATTTCCTGAAGTGCCGTTCCTGACTGCTTTGCCTGTTCTTCCAAAGACTTCAGCTTCTGCTCCGTCTCCACGATCTCACGCTGAAGAGCGTCATACTGTTCTTGAGAGATATCACCGTTCGCAAGAGCGGTATTCGCCTGTTCGGCCGCCGTCTTTAATGTCTCCAGCTTTTCCTTCGTTTCCTTGACCGCATCGCCCAAAAGCCTATGCTTCTGAGCCAACAGCTCCGTATTTCCCGGATCCAGTTTCAGGAGCTTATCGACATCCCTCAGCTGGCTCTGGGTATTCCTGATCTCTGTATTAACCCCCTTCAGGGCAGTTTGTAATTTTGTGGTATCGCCGCCAATCTCGACCGTGATACCCTGTATCCTGCCAGCCATGCCGATCTCTCCTTCCAAAAGCATTTAAGGTCGCAAATTGCGACCTTAAAAAGCATCCATGTCACTCTGCGTTCCGATATACGGAAATTCCTCGGGGGTATCATCACGGTGCATCTCAGTAAACATATCCATGATCATTCCGATCGTAAGATATTCCAGCTCCGAAATGTGAACCCCCAGCTGCACACATCTCAATAAAAAGAGCGGGGTTGTCATTTCCCGCTCAGTCGGTCGAAGTTTTTTTTAGCCTCGATCTGCGTCTGTACATTCAGACCCCACAATTCAATGATCTTCGGAAGTACCTGATATATGCTGAAGGTATTGAACTCATCCAGCCATTCCTCAGGCGTGTCCGGGATCGATGCATCCGCATGTTTCGCCATGATATAGGCGATGTTTTCAAACATCTCCAATGAAAACATGTCCAGATTACTGACTTCCTCGGTATTCTCACCAATCGCCTTTTCCAACGCCGCAAGATCCTTGTAGATATCACGGTTAAATTTTATCCTGTATATTCTGGGGATTGCAGCGGAAGCCCTGAAGGGCACCTTCTTTCCGTCAATCTCGATCATATTCATTACTGCCATTTCTCTTTCCTCCAATCATAAGAATGGGCAGAGCCGAAGCCCCGCCCGCAATTATCATCCCTGTCCCGTCTTTGTCACCGTTACGGTATATGCCGTGCTGGTGCATCCGGTCTTGCTCGCGATCACCGTAACGGTATTGGTTCCGCTCTCCCATGTCGCATTGCTGCCGCTGGTATGAGCCGATCCGTTTACCAGAATCGTTACCGTTGTTCCGCTTGCCGCCGTGGCAGATACCGCATCCTCATCATTCACGGTCTCAGCCACATAAGAGGTATTCCCCGCATCAAACGCAGGCGTAAGCTGAAGGCTACCGATCGTAATCCCGGTCAGCACCGCCGATACCTGGGCGTTCTCCGTCTGATAAACCGCTGAATACCAGCCGTTGTAAACCGCGTCGGAAGTA